CCTTCAAATCAATTTATGATGAAGAGAGTATCGAAGGAAATGAATCGCAGAAAGAAAGCGACTTGATATGCCAGCAGTATCTAAAGCACAGCAAAGGTTTATGGGTATGGTCTATGCCACCAAGAAAGGTGACATGACCAACCCTTCTCCTGAGGTTGCTCAAGCAGCATCATCCATGAAGAAGAGTGATGCGAAAGACTTTGCATCAACTAAGCATAAGAAACTTTCTGAAAAGAAAGTTGCAAAGGAAGCATATTATGGTGGTGAGGAGCAGAGGAAGAAAGACGAGAAGAAGAAAAAGATTGATGCCTTCATGGATAGGGCAATGCCAAAGCGCACCTTTGATCAGATGGGAAGAGAGACTGACCGTCGTACTGGTAAACTAAAAGAGGAAGATAATTTCACTCAAAAGAAAAAGATACTGAAGAGAGCAAAACCTCTCCATAAACATCTTTATAAAAACCTTCATAAAAAAGATATGGATGGTGATGTAAATGAGGTCTATAGTAATTCTGATGCATCCCGTGCAGAGAAATATTCTAGAGATGATAATGATAATAAGCAATTTGCTAAGGACGACAAACGTAAGAAGTTTGGTAAGTTTGTAAAGGATGCAGAAGCAGTCCGAGGCAAGCGTAAGGGTATGCGTGGAACTAGTAAGGGGAAGTGGGGAACTTTTAATAAAGGTGTCTTTACTCCAGATAATTGATATATAGAATGTATAATGTATATTAGGGTTTATCATGCTATCCTTTCTACTTCCCTTGGCGTCAAAAATTATCACCGATGCCATCAACAAAATTCCAGAGAATGAAGAACTTGGTGAGAAGATGGTTGAGATTTGTCTTGTTATTCTTGCTAAAGCGGTTAAGTTAACCAAGACCGATATGGATGATCAACTTCTTGAAGTTGTTTCAGCAGCGATTAAAACAAGAGACGAAGAGTAATAAATGGGAGACCAAATTCAAGGTCTCCCATTTTTATAAATATAATTAGCAAATAATTCAACGGAAGAAAGACATGGCACTTTGGGGGAATAATGATTCCATCCGTGGAACGGGGTCAGTTTTTATTAACTATCAAACTGGTATTGTAACTGGTACTGCGACCACTTTTGGTCAGACTGGTGCAATCCAGGTTGGAGACGTTATTAGAGTTGGCGACCGTCTTCCTGGTGGTGTCTACTATGGTGACGCAGTAGTTACTAAAATCACAAGCACAACTAATCTGACTATCGGTTCAACTGCTGGTCTTAGTGGTGCATTGGTTGGTGCAGCAGGAACTGGTTATGTTGGCTCACAACTTCCTAAATCTTCTATTCTAGATTCTAAGTTTAGTGAGAAGTATGGTACTGAGAGTAATAACGTATATGGTGTTGCAGCAGCAGGTTTAGATAACGCACAGTCTTCTACCTATCAACTGTCTCATGCTGGTTGGGTCGGTGTTACCACCTACACTGATGCAGACGGAAATCATAGAGTTAAGTCTGAAGTTCTTGTAGCAATGTCTGGCATTACCACGGGCAACGCACCTGCATTCCCACCTGGTAACGCTTACGGCGGCGAAAGCTGATAAACTAATCTGACTAAAGTATGATTTTTAATGAACTGAATGAGGACAACTTCCTCCTGTTTGCCATCAAATATCATGAGAACCCTCAGGCAGTCACTAAAAAAGACTTTGAAAAAGATTTAAATCATTTCAAGTATATTAAACGACTACTGAAACGATACCGCAATACAGGTGAACTCAAAACTCACCTGTTAGTAAATCACTTTATTATTCTTTATAACATATTTGGTGAAGCAGCAACTCCAATGTTGTTCTTCAAAATTGATTCCGACTTGTGGCCTGCAATGAAGAGTTTTATTATATTCTTGAACAAGTTTCCTGAGTATCCTAAAACCTTTATTCATGATATTAAGGTCGATCTTGATTGTATGAAGTCCTTATATAAAATCTACAATGGAAAAGAAGAAGAACCTGTTTGAAAAACTAAAGCAAATTCGCGAAGAAGGTGTTATTGGAGCGAATGTTCCTACTAACTCAATGGCGAGTGGCAAGATTGCAGGTTCTGTTGAAGCGGGAGATGATCCTCCAGTGAGAAGAAAGAGAAAGAAATATATCTATCAGAAAGGTCTAAGAAAAATCTGGAAACCATAAAATGGCAGATCAAATTAAAGTTGCGGTTCTAGAGGAAAGACTTGACTACTTTGAAACATTTGTTTCAAGATTAGACTCTGCTATTGAAAAACTTGCTGAGGTAAATAGCAATGTGTCGCGCATGTTAGCGGTTCATGAAGAAAGAATATCTAGGCAAGAAGAAATCGACTCAGTACTGTTTGATAAGATCGACAAACTCCGTGATAAAATGGACAGCGATCATGACAGCGTTACTAAACGACTATCATTACTGGAACGAAAACTTTGGATTGGCCTCGGAGCACTGGGAGCAGTAGTAGCACTATCTAATCCACAAGCAATTAAAACGTTAAAACCCTTGTTATCTTCTGCTGAAAGTGCTATAGTGGCACCAGCGGTTGTTTTTGTGAATGGATCATATTGATTCCAAGTTTATTGGACTCGTATCTCCAAGACTTCAGAAGTTCAAGAGGGTAAAGTCAAACCTTTATAACTTCCGCTGTCCTATCTGTGGAGACTCACAAAAGAATAAGAATAAGACTAGGGGATACTTGTATGCCGTAAAGGCAAACACTAACTTCAAGTGTCATAATTGTGGTGCGTCGATGTCGCTCAACAACTTCTTGAAGGAGATAGATCCTTCTATCCATAAGCAATATACTATGGAGAAGTTTAAGAGTGGTCACACTGGTAGGAACTTCTTTACGGAGGAACCTGAGTTCAAGTTTGAGTTGCCCAAGTTTAATACAAAGATCAAACTCCCCAAGTGTTCTGAGGATTCTAGACCTGAGGGTTATCTTTTAGCAAGGAAACTTGACCCATCTCAATTTTACTTTGCTGAGTACTTTAAGAAGTTTGTCAATAAACTGAAACCAACTTTTGGTGATACAAAGTATGATGAACCGAGAATTATCATCCCTCTGTATTATCAAAAAACCTTAATTGGAATCCAAGGCAGATCCATGGATTTTGGAAATCCCAAATCTGTTAAATATATCACTGTGATGATTAATGATGACGCACCAAAAATCTACGGACTTGATAACATCAGAAAAGATGAACCAGTTTATGTCACTGAAGGTCCTTTCGATTCCACATTCATTCGCAATGCGATTGCTATGTGTGGAGCTGATGCTGATGTTTGTCGCTGGGGGATTGACGATCCTGTGTGGATCTATGATAACGAACCACGCAATAGAGAAATCGTCAATCGTATCTCCAAGACAATTGATGCAGGCGACTCCGTAGTTATCTGGCCAGATACCATTGACGAAAAAGATATAAATGATATGGTAATGTCTGGACTGGATGTGCAGTCTGTGATAGAATTAAACACCTATGCTGGTTTAGAAGCAAAACTAAAATTTACCTCCTGGAAGAAAATATGACCAACGGTACTAAGGTTACGAAAAGAGATGGGAGAATTGAATCTCTTGACCTAGATAAGATGCATCTCATGGTGGATGAAGCATGTCAAGGTCTTGCAGGAGTGTCTGCAAGTCAAGTTGAGATGAAATCTGGTATCCAATTTTATGATGGAATTACTACAGGAGAAATCCAAGAGATTTTGATTAAGTCTGCAAGTGACTTGATTGATTTGGAACATCCCAACTATCAGTTTGTTGCTGCTAGGCTCCTTCTGTTTGCCCTTCGTAAGCAGTTGTTTGGTCGTATGAGAGAGTTTCCCTCTTTGCCCGATCATATCACCAAACTTGCATATGATGATGTTTACGATAAAGATATCTTCACTAAGTATTCAATTGAAGAGATTAAGAGAGCAGAAGGATTTGTTGATCACGACCGTGATTTTCTATTCACATATGCCGGTTTAAGGCAGGTTGTGGATAAATACCTAGTACAAGATAGATCGTCTGGAGAAGTCTTTGAGACTCCTCAACAGATGTATATTATGATTGCCCTGACTATCTTCCGTGAATATCCAAAGGACACTAGGATGTCTTACGTCAAGAGGTACTATGATGCAATATCCAAGCACAGGATCAACATCCCAACGCCAATCATGGCAGGGGTCAGAACACCCATTCGTCAATTTGCATCTTGTGTTCTCGTTGATGTTGATGACACCCTCGATAGTATCTTTAGCAGCGATATGGCTATTGGTAAATATGTCGCACAAAGGGCTGGTATCGGCATTAACGCAGGCAGAATTCGTGGCATCAACGCTAAAATCAGAGGCGGAGAGGTACAACACACAGGCGTGGTCCCCTTCCTTAAAAAGTTTGAGAGCACTGTCAGATGCTGCACTCAGAACGGCATCAGAGGTGGTTCTGCTACAGTTCACTTTCCTATCTGGCACCAAGAAATAGAGGACATTATTGTTCTTAAGAATAATAAGGGAACAGAAGACAATCGAGTGAGGAAACTTGACTACTCAATCCAGATTTCAAAACTTTTCTACGAACGTTTCATCAAGAATGAAGAGATTAGCCTCTTCTCACCGCATGACGTACCAGGTCTCTATGATGCTTTTGGTACTGATGCATTTGACGCTTGCTATGTGGACTATGAATCAGATCAGTCTGTTCCAAGAAAGACTATCGGGGCACAAGAACTCATTCTGGATATCCTAAAGGAGAGAGCAGAGACTGGTCGTTTGTATATCATGAATATTGACCACTGCAATACACACTCTTCATTTAAAGACAAAATAAATATGAGTAATCTCTGTCAGGAAATTACTCTGCCCACTGATCCCATCAATCATATTGATGATACTTCAGGTGAGATTGCTCTGTGTATTCTGTCTGCTATCAATATTGGTTTGGTCAAATCTGATAAAGAATTAGAAGAACTATGTGATTTGGCAGTTCGTGGATTGGAAGAACTAATTGACTATCAAGGGTATCCAGTTGCTGCAGCAGAACGAGCTACAAAGGCACGTAGATCGCTTGGAGTTGGGTTTATTGGTCTGGCGCACTATCTTGCCAAGTTAGGATATAATTACGATACTCAAGAGGCATGGGACGCAGTTCATGGCCTGACCGAATCTTTCCAGTATTACCTGCTGAAAGCATCTAATCAACTTGCACAAGAAAAAGGACATTGTGAATACTTTGGTCGCACTAAGTATGCTGATGGAATTCTTCCTATTGATACATATAAGAATGATGTTGATGAAATCTGTAGTCAGGAGTTAGTACATGATTGGGATGGTCTTAGAGCATCTATCAACGAGTTCGGTCTCAGGCACTCAACATTGTCCGCACAAATGCCATCGGAAAGCAGTTCCGTTGTGTCAAATGCAACCAATGGAATCGAACCACCTAGAGACTACTTGTCCATTAAAAAATCCAAGAAGGGGCCTCTTAAGCAGATTGTTCCTCAATATGGAACACTGAAGAATAACTACACTCTTCTGTGGGATATGGAATCTAATCGTGGTTACATTAATGTTGTTGCCGTAATGCAGAAATTCTTTGACCAAGCAATTTCTGGCAACTGGAGTTATAATCCAGAAAATTATCCTGATAACGAAGTACCTGTGTCTGTCATGGCACAAGACTTTTTGACTACATATAAGTACGGTTGGAAGACTTCCTACTATCAGAACACCAACGATCTTAAATCTGATGAGGTAATGGAAGATAACAATGCCAAACTAAATAATTTACTAAATGAGTTAGAACACGCCGAGGAGGGAGAGTGTGAATCCTGTGCAGTTTAAGATTTCGTCAGTAGACCAACCAATGTCTGTGAAAAAGACTGTTGAAGGCATGACTGTCTTCAATACAGAACAAGTCAACACTAAAAAACAACCAATGTTTTTTGGGAAACCTCTGGGTATCCAGAGATATGATTCATACAAATATCCGATCTTTGATAAACTCACCACACAACAATTAGGATACTTCTGGAGACCTGAAGAGGTTTCTTTGCAGAAGGATCGTGGGGATTATCAACTGCTTCGTCCAGAGCAAAAGCACATCTATACTTCTAACCTGAAGTATCAAATCATGCTTGATTCAATTCAAGGTCGTGGTCCTGGAATGGCATTCATTCCTTACTGCTCCTTGCCTGAACTTGAGGCATGTATGGAAGTCTGGGGATTTATGGAAATGATTCATAGTCGTTCATATACTTACATTATCAAGAACATATATTCGGACCCATCAGAGGTCTTTGATAAGATTGTAACCGATCCCCGTATTCTGGAGCGTGCTAGTAGCGTTACGGAGGCATATGATGACTTTATTAATAGTGCCCAAACGTGGGGCAATGGTAGCATGTGGCAGGCAGACTTTAGAGATTCGCCATCATCACAGTGGGAGATCAAAGATGTCAAACGCAAACTCTATAGAGCAGTTGCCAATGTTAACATTCTTGAAGGTATTCGGTTTTACGTTAGTTTTGCTTGTAGTTTCGCCTTTGGTGAACTTAAGCTTATGGAAGGATCCGCTAAAATCATTAGTCTCATCGCAAGAGACGAAAACCAACATCTAGCAATTACTCAGAATATTCTGAATAAGTGGAAGCAAGGTGATGATCCTGAGATGAAGCAAATCATGAAGGAAGAAGAAGAGTGGACATATGCTGCCTTTGATCGTGCTGTAAACGAAGAGAAGCGTTGGGCAGACTATCTGTTCAAGGACGGATCAATGATTGGTCTCAACGATAAACTTCTGCAGCAGTATGTGGAATGGATTGCAAATAGAAGACTCAAAGCGATTGGACTAAAACCACAGTACGATATCGCTGCTAATAATAACCCGCTGCCGTGGACGCAGCACTGGATCTCTTCTAAGGGTCTCCAGGTTGCTCCACAAGAAACAGAGGTTGAATCCTATGTTGTTGGAGGAATCAAACAAGATGTGAAAAAGGACACATTCAGTGGATTCCAACTCTAATATGTGCTTAAATAGGGGGAGCAGTTCCCCCTTTTTTAATGCCTAAAAATCAATTGAAGAAAGATGAGTTGAAAAATCGTGTACTTCAATTAAAAAATGAAGTATACGAAGAACCGAAAACAGTGTGGCAAGGCGATCGAGATATGGCACATAAATATCTCGACAAGGTATTGAACATCATTGAAGAATATAGATACTGATTATGAAAACCCATGGATCTATTTGGGCACTCCCTTTGATGGTAGCCTTATTGGGGACCACTTTGGTTTTGTTTATAACATTACCAATCTCACCAACCAACGACAATACATTGGGCGAAAGTATTTTTGGTCTTTCCGAACACCAAAAGGAAAGAAGCGCAAGGTAAAACAAGAATCTGATTGGAGAAAGTATTATGGGTCTTGTCCGGAACTTAAAGAGGACATTGACAAACTGGGTAGACAAAATTTTAGTAGAACTATCATCAGCCTTCATAAAACGAAGGGCAAAACTAATTTTGAAGAAACGAAACAACTCTTCGGAAACAACGTTCTTACCGAATCCCTTGACGACGGAACCCCTTGCTACTACAATAGCAACATCCTCTCAAGGTACTTCCGAAAAGATTATTATGGAAAAGACGACTGAAGACATTGTATGTCACATTCGTAAGTGGTCTCTAGAACGTATCTCAGAGATCCATGAAGAGGTTGCAGGTAAGCAACATGATAATGGTGAACTAGATGACGCCTATGCCATCTACCAGGAGTTTGAGGAGTGGATTGAACCCGAAGGTACTGACATTGATCTCCTCTCATTAGAAGAACAATAGAGCGCCATACAGAACATTACAGAGGGGTCTTAAGACCTCTCTTTTTTTATGCTTGACAATACTCTGATTGATAAGTAGAATTTGGCTTGTCCGGTTCCAAGGGGAGCTATAAGTATTACTTAAGTATCTAAGAGACTTGACATTCTACTAAAAATACTGTATATTATATGAGTGGTTGAGAGACCACTGCGGTAACTCCCTTTCTGGTTCAGAGTTAGCGGCGATAGGAACCAGACCATCAAGGGTCAGTAGCTCAGATGGATAGAGCAATTCACTTCTAATGAATTGGTCGGGGGTTCGAGTCCCTCCTGACCCGCCTTGCGGAATTAGTTTAGAGGTAAAACTAAAGGTTTCCAACCTTTCGTCACCAGTTCGATTCTGGTATTCCGCTTGCCCTCTTTATACTATGGATCCTGTAAAAATCTTACTTCTAATATCTGATTTGGAAGGAAGTTATCATCACCTCAAAGTAAATGATTTTGATGATGACAAAGATACTATCAGAGAAATGTGTAATAGATATTATAAAATGTATTTCAAACTTTGTAAGGAGCAAGGAAGAAGCCCATTTGGGTGACTTAGTTTGATTTAAACTTAACTAAATAAAATCACTCAACAATCCGTAATTATGATTATTGTAAGATGTAAAGAATGTAACACGGAATTAGTAAGTACTAATAAGTTGCAGGCTTGTAGTTGTCAAAACAAGATGACTTTGATTAATAATAAAATTGGAGCGATCGATCTTGATAAAGTTGTTATGGTTTCTTATGATAGGGAAGAAAAAATTGATAGCATCTTCTCTCGTTCAGAGCTCTTGTACCAAGAAGAACGTAGGAGACGTAAGGTCAAAAGATTAGACTTTGAAGTCCGTTGATGGAGGGTTGATCCTATTAGTATTAACAAATACTAATAATATTCGTTAATTAGTGTATCGTCTATATACAGATATGAGTTAAGACCTATGTTACTGTTTTATCTTCTTATCGTAACATTTGCAATCTTAATTGCATATGCTGGGTATGAAGAAACCATGCGATTGGTTTCTTATCTAGATCTTCTGATCAAATATCAAATTATTAAGGTGAGAATGTACTTCATGCGAAGAAGACTTCGCCATACATTAAACCTAGATCATATACAACTAATTAAGGATAGAAACCATGGATCTTAAACTAGAGAGGAGAGAGTGCCCTAAATGTGGGGCAGTTTGGATTAACGGGGAACATCGATGGGCAGGGACGATGAATAAAGGCAATGAATTAGATCTTGCTGGCCTTGTCTGTAACAAATATGCAGATAATCAATGTATTAATCCAAGTAGAGGAATTGACGGGGGAGAAACTTGGGAATGGAGAGCGGGATATATAGATGGAAAAATTGAAGAACGCAAAAAAGTATTAGATGAGCTCAACAAATTTGACAATGACTAATGTCACTAAAGTAGAAGTGCAGGAGATGATTGATGATGCCATACGAAAACATAATCGTAACGCTGGAATTATCAGTATGTGTGTTGGTTGGGTTGTTCTCGCACTTTTTGCTGAGGGTCTTCTTCGACTTATCGGAGTGATTGAACCTATTTTTCCATGGTTAAAAATCACACTACAGTAAATCCTTTTAATGAATTATGAATCCAGTAATTTTAATTGGTTGCTTCACACCACTGGTTATCATCTTTATAGTAATGAAACTTGCAGTGTGGGTATCTGCTGTTAACGACGAAAGCAATTATGTCGGAAAAGAACCTTTTAGAAAACGAGGACCCTTCGTGGCAGATGCATATGCAGATGTTGATGAAGAGGAAGAGGAATATGGAGATCGCACAGATTATCGATGAAGCGATTAACGAATACTATTCGCTTCATGATAAACCTGTTCCAAATTGGAGATATATAAAAGACGCAGACTGGTGGATCCAGTATTTACAAGACATGGGTGTTGACCCAAGGAATCCATAATGCATCAAGCAGCACACTTCGCAGCACTAGTTCTCAATAATCCTTTTGGAATTGGAGCACTCAGCCTTTCATTAATTGTTGTTCCTATTATAGGGTTGCAACTTGTCCACAAATATGGATGGCAGCACTGGGCACCATTTGACAGAGGACATAAGTAGAGATATAATGTCTGCATACATAATGCAACTATGAAATTTTATTCAGTGGAATACTGGCAAGAGAACTGGGAAGAGTTGATAGATAAAATAGAGAATGGTGAGTCAATAGGAATAACAAACGGAAAACATAAAGCAGTGATGGTTCCGGCGGATGATGAACTCATACGAATATACACAGAGCAAAACAACGAAGCACCGTAACTTTTTGGGGGGTCTAGCAATCTGGTAGAATGCTCGGAACTCTTAATTTGGCTAAAGTGGGTTCAATTCCCACAACCAGCATGGCTTCCTCACAGGAAGCACTTGACAGATCCCTGTCAACCCCTTATAATACTAAGGTCAAACATACGAGACAATGGCACTGACTAGTAAGTTCAAGAAAGACATTCAAACCCTTCGTGGTGCTGTGAATGGTGATTTTTTCCTGGATGTGAAGAATCCGAAACTTCTCAAAAAGATTCGTCGTTATTATGAAAACTCTGGAGTTGTTTTCTCAGGAGATCCTCTTGATGATTATGATATCTTGATGGAACAAGTCGCTGTTGATCTTGAAACTGTAGAAGCATGAAAGTCCTTTTAGAACGTTTCCCTTATCGTTATGTTGAGTGTGGCACATTAGAAATTAATGGTATGCCAGACTACCGCATTCAGAAAGCAGATAGTTGGACAAAAAGATACAGTGATATGTATCTTCTTGATAATCAGATGCAACTCTTGACTGCGATGGAAGACCCAGAGTATACTAAATGGTTAGATCCATCTGGTGTACCATGTTATACAACAGACTCGGTAAGTCGTGTAAACTAGCCGTCGGGATGGTCATTAGACCCCTGCGTTTCTTAGTTCGTAAAACTAAGTGGTGGAGTCATCAGACCCTTCTAAAAACTAAATAGTCCAAGAGTTATCTTAATCAAAATGTCAACACAAGGAAAGGCAGCAAAATCTGCATCTGGTGCAGCGATGTCAAAGTATGACGTAGAAGTCGAAGCAAGACTTCAAGCACTTGAATCTCATACACATCCCGATAAGGGTACTGGTAGTAGTGAAGTAAGTGGTGACTTAGCAGAAATGATCAAAGAGGTTTACTCCTGGTATCTTAATGCTAGAACAAAAGTCTAAGGTTTCTTGCTTCCTAAAAGCAAGTGGCGAGCCTGCAAAACCCTCAAAGACCCTTGACATCAAGGGTCTTTTTTAGTATCATATATAAGAAGAAACTTTTTATTAATGTCTGAATATAGTAAGACAGCACTAGTTTTCGGTGCTGGTGGCTTTATTGGAAGTCATATGGTCAAGAGACTTCGTGCCGAAGGATACTGGGTGCGTGGAGTAGATTTGAAGTATCCAGAGTTCTCTGAGACTGAAGCAAATGAATTTGTCAAGGGAGATCTTCGTGATGTAAGACTTGTTAGGGAAGTTATCCAATTCAAAGGATATTCTGGCAACTACAATGCGAATGTGCCTTATCAGTATGTTGAACCCTTTGATGAGATCTATCAGTTTGCTGCTGATATGGGCGGTGCTGGTTTCGTCTTCACTGGCGAAAACGATGCAGATATCATGCACAATTCTGTGTCTATCAATTTAAATGTACTTGAGGAAGTTCGTAAACTGAACGAAACCTTTGATGGTGTAGTGAAGGAGTGGACGGAAGCAAATCGTCCTGCACTGGATCAACCCACTAAGATTTTCTATTCTGGATCTGCTTGTATGTATCCAGAGTATAATCAATTAAATCCTGATAACCCTGATTGCCGTGAAGAATCAGCATACCCCGCAGCACCAGACTCCGAATATGGATGGGAGAAACTCTTCAGTGAGCGTCTCTACCTTGCTTACAACCGTAATCATGGGATTCCTGTTCGGGTTGCTCGCTATCACAACATCTTTGGGCCTGAAGGAACCTGGGACGGTGGAAGAGAGAAGGCACCAGCTGCAATCTGCCGTAAAGTTGCTTACCTTCCGCAGCAAGGTGGAGCAATCGAGGTGTGGGGAGATGGCTTACAAACTCGTTCCTTCTTGTTCGTTGACGAATGCGTTGAAGCAACTTTCCGATTGATGCAATCAGACTTTATGGGACCAGTCAATATTGGTTCTGAAGAGATGGTGACTATTAATCAACTGGTAGATACTGCTGCTAGAGTTGCAGAGAAAGAAGTTACTAAGATCCATATCGATGGTCCTCTGGGTGTGCGTGGTAGGAACTCTAACAACGATTTAATCCGCGAAAAACTTGGATGGAATTATTCTCAAACGTTAGAAGAAGGTATTCGATATACTTACTATTGGATCAACGAACAAATTGAAAACACGAAAGGAAACCTCTGATGGCAAAACTTCAAAATGCAATTAACCTTCGTCCAACTTTTGAGGACTTTGGTATTCAACACTATGTCGAAACAGGAACCGGTGGCATTCTAGATTCCTACGGTCAAAATTCTCTACTTCAGGTATCTCAACTACAGAAACCTGATCTGACAATGCACTCGATTGAGATCCTTGATCGTATTCATGATGAGGCAGCAGAGTTCTTTAAGGATAATGATCGTATTGTGATGCACCTGGGTAACAGTCATGATGAACTCCCTAAGGTTCTTGATATCTTGGATGAGAATCCTGCATTGTTTTTCTTGGATGCACACTTTCCTGATTCTTATCGTGATGAGTTTCATCGTGAGGTTATTCGTGATGATCCTGACTTTATCAAGATCCCTCTGGAAGGAGAATTACGTATTTTGTGTCAGAAGCGCGACGTAAGTAATGATATTATTGTTATTGATGATATCCGCATTTATAAGGACGGTCCTTATGAGAACGGGAACTTTGAAAACAAAACCCTTCATGGTGGAGTAAATCTAGACTTTGTTTATGAACTGCTTGATGACACTCACATTATCGTTGAGTCTTATCTGCAAGAAGGTTACTTGATCTGCTTCCCTGTTTCTACTGAAGAAGATAAAGTTCGTAGTTACGTTGTTGGTGCATAATGAGACTTCATAACTGTAAGTATGTAGTTGCTAGTGGCACCACTGGGAGATATGCTGGATGTGACCTTTTGGCCCATCCCGAAGTAGATGAACTTTATTGTCTCTGGAATTGTGGATTCTATTCTAATGAATTCCAAGTCTTCAATTCACTTCTTACTCTTTTAAGTCATGGTATTGTCCCAGAGAGAATTGATTACTCTCTGGGGTTTCGCCATTTTAAAAAAGATCCAGAGCAGGATATCTATCCTGACTTTCATAAGATTAATCCTAATGTAGAATTAGAATTGTATACAGGTGTAGAACTTCCAAACTCTAATAAGTTTGAACCAAACCTTTACGATTTTCACATCTACAATCAGATCACTGATAGATTTTTTGGCCCTAGTAAAAATGTATTGAATAAGATTGATATCTTAACTAATAAGTATCTGCTTGATCCGGATAAGATGATCTCCGTTCTTTATCGTGGAACTGATAAATCAACAGAACTTGTTCTTGCACATCCTCAAGACTATTTGATTGTAACTCAGAAACTACTTAAAGATAATCCAGATTTCAAGGTTCTTCTTCAAACAGATCAGACTCAAGTCATTCAAATGTTTGTTGAGGCACTGGGTGATAGGGTAGTCTTTTTTGAAGAAACTCCAAGCACTACGTCAAATAGTGTGATTTGGAATCTGATGGAGAAGAACGGTGTAGATAGTATTGAATGGTCGCAATGGTTTGACGCTGCTTTACGATGTGTATCTGACTGTCGATATATGATTAATCACACTGGTAATGTTGCATTTTTTGCAAACTTGTATCGAGGTAGTCTAGATGGTGTTTATCAATTTAATGAAGTGGGGACAATAGATCTTGAATGACGTAAATGAAATTAAAGCACTAAGTCCATACAATTGGAATACTAAAGAATACTTCTACAAGACTATTGATAATGTATCTATTGGTGGACTTTGGTTAGAGTTTGGAGTTGCTACTGGTAGAACTATCAATATCATCTCAGAGAAAGCAGAGGGTGAAGTATTTGGATTCGACACCTTTACAGGCCTTCCAGAAGACTGGGGTGATGATTGGCAAGCAAAAGGCGTGTTCTCTCAAGATGGAAAACTTCCAGAAGTTAATAGTAACGTTGAATTAATCGTTGGATTATTTCAAGATACTCTAGAATTATTTTTAGAAGAATATCCTCATCCAGCTGCATATATTCATATTGATTGTGACTTGTATTCTTCAACCAAGTATGTTTTGGATCAATTAGAATCCAGAATTGTTTCAGGAACAGTTATATCTTTTGATGAAGTTTGGAACAATCCAGTTTATCTTGATAGTGAAATGAAAGCATGGACAGAATTTGTAGAAAGAACTAATATAAAATATAAGTGGATTTCCCGAACATCGCATGAACAAGCATCATTGATAATCTTATGAATAAAGTACCTGACTTAGTATTTCATCATCACACATCACTTGGTGATAATTTTATCTGCAATGGTATTGTCCATACTTATGCAGAACAACTTTGCGATAGACTTCATATTCCTATCCATCGCAAGTATCAAGAGACGATTGAGTGTCTCTATCAAGACTTTGATAATATTATTATCGAGCCATTTAATGATGACTGGGCAACTCTTGAGCGAGAGATGTTTCCTTGGGCACAAGATAAAGGGTGGCCTGTTGCCCGTATTGGATTTGAGAAGGTTGTCTATCGTCAACTAAAGAGAGAAAATACTCCTCCAGAATTCTTTGCTGTTAACTTTGATAGGCAGTTCTATGAAGAAGCAAATATATTATTCAAAGAACGCTATGATAAGTTCATCCTTCCTAAAGATATTCCAGGATCTGATGAAGTCTATGAAAACTTGACTCAGGGTGAAGATGAGTATATTATTGTACACAAAAACTCTAGTGCAGAGGGAGATTATCCTATCGACCTCTGGAGTTGGAGACGCAATCAGATTGGTGCTATTCCTGACACTAAGATCATTGAGATTGGATTGGGGCAGACAACTAATATGTTGGCCTATATGAAACTGATTGAAAATGCAAAAGAAATCCATTGTGTTAATAGTAGTTTCTTCTGCCTTGTAGATAGTGTGGCGAAGAGAATTAAACCAAATCTCTTCTATCATGATATTCGTATGAATAACATCACACAAACAAACTGTGCCGCTAATGGCAATCGTTGGT